GGGGGTTGTAGTTTTCTGTCCTGTTAAGAACACCCACTCTTAATAAGGTATAAGAGAACCGCGACCCTTTCCTCGTTGATAGAGAACTATCTCGCTGACTAAGTATAGTCCTTTCACGCGGAGAAAAGTGTCAAAAAGGAAGTTTTGATGCTATTTCCAAGGCGAACTAGCTTCCCGCTGGAGGGAAGGATCGTTTTCCACGACCTTTGCCAAAGCCTGTGATCGTAATACCCTATCAATTTCTAACCAAAAGCGGTTCCTTCGAGCTTCAGAACGTCGTTGGGCTTGCTCCACCGACGATATCTCACGGAAGAACGTGTTTAAGGCTGAATATCTCGGAAACTCCGGGAATTCCAACCTTAGCCGTAATAAATCCTCAAGAGGGACATTCCTCAAGAGTATCTTCCACTCTCTGGCACAAGGGAGGGTATCGTCAACAAGCTCACGTAAAACTTTCTGGCTTGGAACCAGTTCAGTCTTTTGTGGAAGAATTTTCGGAGGTTTTGGTATAAGAGAACCCTTCTCAAACACCTTATCTTCGGAAATCAAAGGTCCCTTATCGGGTTTAGGATCTTCAAACATCCACGAAAGACTCCGGACGCGGTGCGTCTGGGGGTTGAACTGGGCTCCAATAGAGGTTGGAATGACGTCATCACGTTTCAACCCTAACGAAGTCACTTTAACCACCGTATCCCACATTAGGCCAATTAATGCGGGATCTATGATTAATTTCGCCCTGAACTCGGTGTAGAGTTTAGAGAGATTAGGTGGATAAAGATTAGTCGTTATCTCCTCATTGGTTAGAAGCCTAGGCATTCCTAAAATCGAGCAGTAAATGGAATCCACCATTCCTTTAACGTACAAAAACAATTTCTGGGCTGGAGGGCTCAGAAATTCTCGAAGATAGATATGACTGGGGGGGAAGACTCGGATCAATAGTGATAAACACACTAAATCAAACCTCGAGTTTTTCAATAGTTTTATAATATCCTTGATTAGGAAGTCTCGAAGTAAGTTCATTCCAGGTTTCATTTGGGCTGGTAACAAGCCTTTATGTTCCGGATTAGACCAATTCGAGATTGTACTCGTCACTGTTAGGTCCGCCTTTGCCTGCGTGGAAACGCATATAAGGTCTGACCATACAACCGTGACAGGACACCGAATACCTAATTCCGAGAGTCTCTCGGGATCAGGGACTAAGATGTTCCGTACAGCCGAAACAAGGAGACTATGCCACCTGTTCCATCTCAGAGCAGGTTGGATATAGTACCAACCTTCCAGGGGTAGTTGGAGTTTCACCATTCCAATTATCCTTGGGACCAAGTCGTTCTTGACCCATCCGATCCAGTCTAACCTTCGCACCATCTCTGCACGTTGCGGGGAGGTTATAATCGATCTCTCCTCTCTCAGGGAGATCGGGGATAAATTGGTAACGGTCGGTTGATCACTATCACTCTTGAATGTTTTGGAGGCAAAGTTGAAAAACCCTTCGTTTGAAATAAATGACTTGGGAAGACCGACCTTAACCCCAAGCTCATTACAAACATCTAGGTACGACTGCGCCACCTTCTCCGTAGCAATAACAATATCGTCACCCAGGACGAGGTATAATGGGAAGAAACCTTTAGTTTCAACACGCCAAGCTGCGTACTGAACTAAAACGTGATGGAGTAACGCCATCGCGCCCCAAGAAGACCTCGCCCCCATGGGTTGACCACGGGTATAAGTAATTGAAACTTTCCCAGGTATACGATATGCTTTATTAGTTGGAAGGTAAAATACTCGATCTGTTAGGAGCCCAAGCCACAGGGAAGTGGTCTTTGGCCCGAACAGAGTGTTGAATAAAACCCTGTAAAGCAGTAAAGGTATCGTATCCGTAGCGGCCTTAAGGTCATACGAATACACATCCTTTATTCCCATAGAATGCAACCGTTGGGCGAACATTTCTGTTTTCCCAGCTTGGTCAAAAGTTGCATCCGAAGGGATAAGTTTTAGCATATTGAAGATTGTTTGGTGCAAGGGGGTCAACGCCCATTGAGACCAGAAATCAACAATAGCGAAAGGACGAAGTTTACCCGCGGGCTCGAATTTCAAAGCTATCTTCCCTAATTTCAAGGGTTGAGTAGCGCGTTTAGTCTTGACGGGAAGAGGTAAACTCTTTTTTCCGACAAGGCCAACATAAGAATAGAGATCGAGGATAGACTTATACCCCATATGCTTACAAAACTCTAATAACCATGGGAATGGTCGCGTTTCCCACGCTTCACGGTCATGATGAGCCCCGAGCACCGCGGTGGCATCATTCGGACCAGAAGTAGTTAGTAGAGGAGGTTTACTAGACACTTTTTCGAGTGGAACAGTTAATAATCCAGGAAATATGGTTTGGAACAAAACCGTACGAACGAAGTGTGAAAATCGATCTACTTGTTTCCCCCAAGGAAATCGCTGACTTTCTATCGGAGCAAGATACTCCGAAAGGGGTAGATAGCTAGCATCTATCCCTTTATAAATGTTTAGAAAGGCAATAACCACACGGATAGTACGAGCCTGTCGATCTCTGATGGCACATCGAAATCGAAGAGGCAAGAAACTAGGTAACCCATTAACCAGTTTCATCCGGTATCCCAGACTTTCTGTGTTAGTTCTTTTACACCCAGCCAAGTAGTTATTTATGACAAACACTGCTACCTTGAGGGCGAGACACATAGTGTTGACCCCTTGAGTTTTGTAGATTTTGTAAAAATATGAAGAAACACTACGAAAAGCATGAACCGTAACAAAGGTTCGCGGAATTCCACCCCAGTGTCGGAGGGTTGCTCCCCAACCATGGAATAGCTTAGAGAAGTTTCCCTCTCCAAGTAAGATCCCGGCCCGGCCCTTTGGGAAACTAGTTTTCGAGCCAAATGGGGATTCAGCCGAAGAAAAACGCGTTGATCCTCCGAAGTGAGTCATTGAATGATGCTCACGACGAAGCATTCGACACAATCTCGAGTATCTGCTCTCCTTGAGTGGGGAGTTTTTATCTTTGGGATCGGTCGATAATGTATTCGTTTTGGTTTCGATCTTTAGTGTTTCATCCTCTTTCCCTCCAAGAGACTTATTAGCCGTAAGCTTTGCTAACTCGGATCGAATCACATTTTCAATAGCTCTCTGTGATTCCAACGGTAGTGTCCGAATGAGATCAGGCGAGAGGGTTTTTTGGGGGTCATCCCCAACATCCTTAGCGCTTACCATCGACACTTTACCAGGACGTTGAAGAACTATCAAATTACGATCGTTCGATACGGACACCTTGAGCAGCTCAAAGTATTCTCTCTCGGACAGATAGAGTATACCCTCGGGATCAGTAGGATCCACGACTACGTAGGGCAATAATCGAGCTCGATTTTGGTCTACAAGTTCCCGGAGTACAAAATATTGATTATAGAAGGAAAAAGCAGAAGTTTGAAACGCGCGAACGAAGGCCCCCGATGCGGTAACCTGGTTTAAAATCATGTTTTTCATTG